AAACACATCAAAATTTGAATTGATTGTTTGTACTGTGGTTGCTGTTACTGAATACTTTTCTTCTGCCAATACAGCTGGCGTTCCTGATGTTCTTTTTAATTGAGCATAAAAATCACAATTACCTGAACCGGTAATTTTGTATCTTGAATGTGCTTCAATTCTAACTTTAGTTGAGCCTACAACCACTATATTATCTGATAAACCACTTGCCGATCCTGCCGCCAATGATGTACCATTAATTGTACTGTTGGTTGTATGAGTGGCCGTCTGCCAATTAGCAACTGAATAGCCTACTGTAGTTGGTACAAACTGTGAACCGTTCCATTGTAAAATATTGTTTGTTGCTATACCACTTGTATTGACATCTGATAAAGTATTAATACTTGCCGCGGCAATACGAGCGTCAGCTCTTGCATCTGTGAAATAAAGTTTTGTTGCGTGTTCTGTTAAGTTTGCTGTAGAAAAATTAGCAATACTTGAAACTTGTCCTGTGAATGACGCCGGCGATGCTGACACGTCTACTATCACTGTGCCGTCACCTTTTCTAACATTACCTGTGTGTATTCCTGTTGAGTTACCTGTTAGTGTTGCTTGTATCGTTGCGTCACTACCATTTGTACCTGCATCTAAAATTTTTGTTGTCGTGTTACTTGCATAAACATCACCGATTAAATTTCCTGTCACGTTACCTGTTGTATTTCCTACTAGGTTACCTGTCACGTTACCATTAACTGCTCCTGTTAATGCACCTGTGAATGTTGTTGCTGTTACTGAGCCAGAACCTAAATTAACTGTTCCTGTGGCTGTTAAATCTGTAAATTTACCTGTGGAGTGTGATGAGGCACCTATTGTTACACCATCAATCGTACCTGCATTGATATCAACTGTTGATATTGTACCTAATGCAAAGTTTTCAAATGTAGCATTATTAAAATCTACTTTTGACGTACCTTTTCCTAGAAATGACCAAGTACCATTTCCACTTGCTTCGGTGTATTTTATACTTGATATGATCGATCCAGCTTCTTCTATCTCAATACCGCTTGTTGATGGCAATGATGAATTACCCTTGTTAAGTGTTAGTAAACTATCACCTATTGACAAGTCCGTAGAGCTGATCGTCGCTGTGTTACCAGCAAACGTAACCTCTGGTGCGAAGTGAATAGTACCCGATGATCGTCTTGTTGTCTTGGCCGCCATATATGTTATGTTCTCCTACAAATATTTAGCCATTTTGTTAAAAGGATTGTTAATGTGCTGATTTGCTGTAATGCAAAACGCCCGGCATAAAACCGGGCGTTTTTAGAAATGTTGTTCTTACTGAACAATAAATTATCGATTATAGGAACGATAAGTTACCGTGAGTAATAGCAATTTTCGACAAGTAATCACCTGCGTTACCAAGAGATGAAGCTGTGTTGTCTAATTGTACGTAACCGTATCTAGACATAAAGCTTACTACTGGTTCGAACGTAGTTGGATCAATTACAACGCCTGATGACATTAATGGGATGTACGGACAATAAAACGCCGCGGCATCTACTTCACCTGGACCTTTGTAACCAACTAGTGCTGGTGTTGAATCTGGAGCGTATGAGTTAACATATACTCTCATTGCACCGTTCAAAGTACCAACCATTTTAGTATTAGTTGGAGCTTCAAAAGTACCTTCAGTTGTTCTTGCGAAAGCTGAAGTTGTCGCTGATTGAAGAACTGTTAAAGCTACTGGTGATAATACAACCCAGTTACCTGCGCCTCTTCTTGTTCTTTGAGCGATTCTATTAGCTTCTCTGTTAATCATAGTGGCAAATGCCGCGTGTTCGTCACCGACGAATGTTGCAGTACCTGTAGCCGCTGACTGGTCGTATGTACCACCAGTTGATGCTAATGATTCTAGAGAGAATAAAATCTCTTGATCAATCTCTGCTGTTATTTCTTGTGCAAGAGCGGCCATAATTTCCGCTTCAACATCTAAACCGTGCATCGCGTTAGCGTCTTGTGACGATTCGAATGTCCATCTTGCTGAAAGTTTTCTTGTTCTTGCTTCTACTGTTTGTTTTAAGATTTGGATTGATAATTTATTACCACCTCTACCTTCTAACGAACTTGTAGCCGCCGCAGTATCAGTTGTAGTACCTTCTTCACCCGAATAACCTCTTGCTATTTGGAATGGAGATAGTGCTTCTGAACCGGCTGTTACACCTTGATCTGTTTCTGCGTATCTTACTCTTAATGTGTGGATCTGCCCAACCGGACCAGTCATTGGTTGTACACCGATGATCTCGTTCGCGATTACAGTAGGCATAACCCGTCTAATTACTGGTAATACCACTTTGTTTAGTGCGGCAACGTTGCCGGCACCTGTTGCACCTGCTGAAGCGGCCTCTGCCAAATATTTCTGTGTATTTTCTAACACAGCAGACATAGTGTCTTTCTTTTGGCCTTGTAGACCTTCCAGTAGAGCTGTTTTAGTGTTGTCCCAATTTTCAGTTATCATTTTATCTGACATAATAGTTTAACTCCTTAACCCTGCTAGTCGTTTAATATTAACGATATCGTTGTTTGTTTTGTCTGAGCCTTGCTCAGTTTCTCTATCACCTGTGTGCTCTGTGATAATAATTTTATCATCATTTGCCACTGGCGCCGCTGTTTCGTTTAATACAGCTGGTAGATACTTCTCAAATTGCTTTTTTAAATTTGCAGTTTGAACTGATTCTAATAGCTCAGTCATTACCTGACGTTTGTCTTTTGCTAATGGACCGACTAATTCGGTTAAAGTTTTTTCTCTAGCAACTTTATCTTCTGCTATTCTAACTTTAGTTTCCATAGTTTTAACTTGGTCATCTTTTGTTGAAAGGGCCGCCTCTGCTTTCGCAGTTGCTTCTTTCTCATTTGTAAGTTGTGACTGCAACTTACGAATTTCACCACCTTCTGAAAGGTATGAACTCATATATTCACCTGCAAATGATTCAAACACTTTTCTACCAAAGTCATTTTCTTTAGCGACTTTAATATCTTCTTTAAGTGCTTTCATTTCATTTTTAAGTGTCGAAGTAACCGTTTTCTCAACAATGTCTGATGCTCTTTTTACGAAAGCCGCTTTAGTATCTTCAATAATTTTCTTACCTTCTGATACTAATTTAACTTTTGTTTCAACAACATCTTTTTTGTCTTGGCTAAATTCAGTTAATTCATTGGAGAGTTGTCTGACTACAAACTCTTCCAAGTTTGTAAATTGACCTTTAAGTGCACCTCTATCTTCTTGTAACTCTTTTACTTCTTTTACAAGAACGCTAGAAACGAATTTTTCCAACATTTTTGAATGTTCTGCTAAACTATTTTTCACTGCTACTCTTTCAGCAACTACTTTAGCTTTATCTTCAGCAAATTCTGAAACTTCTTTTTTCATTACTTCACCGATCATTTTGTCCATAGCTTCCACTATGTTAGCTTTGTCATTCGCATAACGTTGAGCAAACTCTTCTCTTAATTCTGCAGAGATGTCCTCTCGCGCCTCAGACAGCTTGTTCTCCCAAGCTTCTTGAACTTTTGATTTAACGTCTTCAGATAAACCATCAGTTCCAAAGATTTCTGTAATATCTGCCATCTGATTCTCCTTATTTCTTGTTTAGCTCTTCTATTAGTTTAGTTATAGAATCAGCCAAATGTCTTTGTGCTCTAGGATCGTGCAAAGCCGCATTTCCTAAACCAAAAAGTTTCTGACCACCACGCATATTCCATAAGCCTTCATAAATGGCTTTTGGATAGGCATCCGGAGCTGACGGTTGGGCAACAATATCTACTGTAATGATTTCAAAACCTTGAACTTCACCACTCTCGTTAACGTTACCTGATCCTCTAGAACTAACTCCTAATTTAACACCACTTTCAGATAATGTAGTTATTATCTTTCCCATTGGTGTCGGCATTATTTTAAGTTTACCTAGGCCATTTGGACCATCCATCCACATATCAGTAATCATATGACTAACTCTGTCTAAGTTTACTGTTAAATTGTCTGGGTGATCCGCTTCACCTAAAACACTATATCCTGAATTTAATCTCTCTTTGATATTACCTACCGCATTAGAGATCTCAGAAATTGGATAAACTCTTTGATTCTGGTTTTTAACTCCACCTTGAATGAAAACACCCTTCATATGAAGATCTTTTTTTGCACCATCTTTACCTTCGTGCAATACTTCGATTTGTGCTTGATCAAATGTCAATGCTTCGTTTAATAATTGAACCATAAATCTATCTCCTTAACACTCAGCAATTACTTGCTGGCTACTGGTGACTTCGCAGATGAATCTGAACCATCTGTGTTGTCAGCCTTTGGTGCTTCCTTCATATCACCTGTGTTACTAGAACCCATATCTTTAGGTGCTGGTGCAGAACCGCCTTTTTCGTCCGATGATGTTGATGCAACTGGTGTTGCTCCCATATCTTTCATATTAGGTGATGCTACTGGTGATTTAGTGTTATCTGAACCGTCTGGCATAGCTACGTTACCTACTGCTTTCAACTCTGCTTCAACAACTGGTGTTTCAACTTCTTGTGTTGACTCATCAGCTTCCATATCTGCAGGCATCTCAACTTCAGCTTCTTCTTCGCCTTCGCCTTCACCGTTCATAATATCATCAAATTTAGCTTTAAGATCTTCTAATGCTGATTCTAAATCTTCTACTCTGTCTTCAACTTCCTCGTGATCGTGATTGTCTGACTCACCGTCTTCGTCACCATCATCTTCGTTAGTTTCTTCGTAGTCAATTTCTTCAGCATCTGATTCAGCTTTTGCTTTTAACTCATCTTTAAGATCAGCTTCTGCATCACCTGTTTCAGATCCTACTGCTTCTGTAGTTTCTTCTTTTGAATCTTCTTCTTTTGCTTCAGTTGTAGCTTCTTCTTTAGCGTCTTCTTCTTTTGCTTCAGTTGTAGCTTCTTCTTTAGCGTCTTCGTCTTTAGATTCTTCAGTTACTTCTGTTGCTTCAGTCGATTCAGTTGCTTCGTCTTTAGTTTCTTCCGCTACTGTTTCGTCTTGTGCATTAACAAGTTCTTCGTGAATTCCTCTAGCTTTTTCAACGATGACATCGTGCAGTAAAGTTTCTGCCTTGTCTTGCTCGCCGTTTACTAGATATTCAAGGACTTGTTCTAGTTTTGAACTCATTTCTGACATATCGATATCTCCTTGTATAGTATATTCGCGACTATAATAATAGTTATATCTTTTATTTACAAGTTTCTGTGCAGATCACCGGGTTTTCAGGTGGAAAAAGACGTTTTTTGAATCACAACGTGAAAAAACGTACTATAATAA